TGTAAGCCAGACCTGTCTTTAATATTCTGTACGCTTATGAATAATGTGTTTAAGCTCATTTCTTATTTTCTTTTAACTATGTTTGACTTCCACTCGTGTCTGCAACTTGGAGAATGTGTGTTTGTTCCTGGCTTAGTATACCAACCGCCTCGTCTATCCCATACAGAATAGCCAAGCCTTGCACTCATCATTTCTATTTCACTACGGCTATAAAACTTGTTAGCGGTTACTAAGTATTTGCAAAAAGGTCTGCTTGTATCTAAATCGCCATCATTAAAACCTTGTTTCCACTCGTAAGAATAACGAATTAAAATTTGAGTAGTTTGTGGCTTTATAGCTTCAACAATCTGCCCAATAGGAGCAGTAAGTTGCCTTTCGATAATTATGTTACTATCAATGCCCTTACCTTGCTTTACTTCGCTTGTTTTAATAAACCCCTTCTCGATTAATAAATCAATAACACGCTTAACCGCACCTACATCTTCTTTTAAAGTGTCAGCAATTACCTCTGGAGTAATACGCTTGTCTTTAACAATTAAGTCCAAGATATTAGATTGCAACTGCGATACATCTGCAAACATTTCAAAGTCCTTATCGTCGCTAAATCTTGACTTACTTTTAAATACTTCGTAACCGCTTCTATCTTCTCCGAACTCAAAGAAAACTTGAAAATCGGTTTCGTTAAATTCTAAATCTTCAGCACCTAACCAAGTAGAAACTTCCTCATCGCTTAAAGCATAACCGCCCTTAAGCATAGAACTTGCTTGTTCTCTTGTTATCTTGCCCTTATTAAAATCACGAATAATACGCTGCATATTTTGCCACTCACGACCTTTTAAGCCTTTAATATGCTCGTTCACACTTAAAGGACTTGCTGCCATTGGCTGCTCGGTTTCTGCAACTATTCCGTATTGTGTAGGGTCAATTCCTAACTTCTCTAATATCCACTCTTTAGGTGCTACTTGCAAAATAACGTTTTCGCTAAAGTCAATTCCAATAGGGTCTACCGGTTGAAGCTTTAACTCTTCCGTTACTCCTGCATATTGTCCAAGCATATTAAATACACCCTCAATCTGCATTTGCTTATAACGTACATAGGTGTTATTAAAGATTTCGTAGCTATCTCTAAGTTGTTGTCTGTTTCCTAATTGACCTGGAACGGCAATACCAAACAAGTCAGGACTTGTAATTTGGTGTCCGCTAAATATGTTAGTTTGTATTAACTCGTCTACTCTACCAAAGTCCTCTTTAGTTAGATCACTCGCACCTAAATCATCTACAATAGGCTTACGGGTTAAATCGTTTACAAAAGCAAGTAGATACTTCTTGCCGTCTGCACCCGTGTACATATTGTCGAATTGTCTGCTAACAAGTCGCTTCTCTTCAGGGCTTGGTTCTCCGTTTGGTAAAGTAATAAGTTTACTTGCAGAAAACCCTGTTTGAGCATTTCCTAAAACGTGCTTACTAACTTCAACATCACTTTCGATGTAGTTAAGCGCACCAAAATAACCAGGAAGGCTATAAACGTTCATTCCTGGGCGATACTCCTTTACATAAAGTATCTGCACACCTTGTGGGTTAGCAGGGTTAAACGCATTGTAAATCTCAGCTTTTTCTTGGTTGCGTGTAGCCTTCCAATCTTCTTTATACCAGAATTGAGTATTGTCTTTATTAGTTCTAATCTTTGTATAATCACAATGCCACAACTCAGCTACTTGACCACCCATAACACTCCAAATAACTTGGATATATGCACCGCCAAATAGTTCTAAATCTAAAGCAACCTTTTTAGTAAGGTCATTAAGGGTTTCCTCTCTATTTACTTTTTGAACAATCGCTTGTTCTCCTGCCCAACCATTTCCAACAATGTAATTCACTTTGCCTCTAATGATAGCATTGTGCTTTGCAGATTTGTTAAATAGGTCTAATAGGTACTGCGGATAGTCATTGTTTTGACCATACTGCATATACCCCTCTCCTTTTTTCTCTTTATATTCCGGTTGCTTTGCTTCCGCAAATGTCAATACTTGTATTTCCATTATTGTCTAATTGTGAATGTGCTTGTTGTTTCGTATTCTGTGAATGATATAGTTGTACCCTCGAGTTCCATAATGCCTGTTTCAAGCAGGTTTAAGCCCGTAGGATTTGTATTTGAAGGACTTGCTTGTTCGTAAACCGAGTAAGTGTATTGCCCGTTTAAAGAGGTATTAAAGTAGCTATTAACTACAATGCTAAACTCATTGTACCTTTCCTTGTAAGCACTTATGTCCGTATTGTTTAGCTTGACAAATTTGATGTCCGTGTTTGTTGATCTATTCTCGAAAACAAATAGATAGTTAGGACTTGTTAAAAGCTGCTTCTCAGTCAAGGTAAGTATTATATTTTGGGTTTGACCCTTAGTTAATCTTATCACAACTATAAATATAAAGTATCACGATTGTTTGCAAAATAAAAAACCCCCGCCTAATTAAAGACGAGGGCATCTATATACAAAACCAAAACAACCTAAGAACCTGCGGTAGTTAATTGACCTGCAACAGTAGAGTTAACTTCTGGAGCAAGGGCAGCTTCCGCACCTGTGAAGGTTAAAGTGTAACCACTTCTGTCGCCTTCTGCCGTACCTGTACCTGCACTTCCTGCGGTAAGGTCTAAGCCTCTTGTTTTTCCTAAGTACCAATATTTGCCATTGTTATCTTTGGCAACTGATACTAAAGTGTTTTGAGCCAACAACAAGATTTCGTTTCTTGTGTTCGCTTGTAATTTGTTTAATACTATGGTTAATTCTGGAGCGTAAAAGATAGTACCATTTTGTACGTTTGCATTAACATTCTCAACTAATTGAGAAGTGCCTTTTACAAGTTCGTACTTATAGAACCTTTTACCAGATGCTTTTACTAAAGCGGTAATTACACCACTTGCTTCGGTAGTTGAGGTAACATCTGCTGCTGCCATAAAATAAACCTCAGTAATTCCACCTAAACTGTCTTTACAATCTAAGGTATAATTTTGAGTTAAAGCACAAGCCATTGTTATTGAATTAAATTAGTTTGAAAAAAATGGGGGATATATTTCAATCCCCCTATAAATTATGCAAGGATAAACTTCACTACTTCGTCAGGGAAGGCAATGTTTACACCCATTTTAAACTCAGATACGAAACGTACTTGATCTGCTTCTTTTGCATAGAAGATTTCAAACTTCTCTTCCTCGTTCAATAAGTCAGTACCTAAGAACAAGTTGCTCAAACGCATAGCGTAAACTTTATTAGTTCCGTTAAGACCTGCAACTGCAATAACTTTGATTGTAGTACCTGGTAATACAAATTCGCTATCAGCTTTTACATCAATTTGGTAATTAAAAGAACCGCTATTTTTAAGAGCAACAGTGTAAGTTCTGAATAAATCTTGACCGCAGAAAATAGTCATATCTTCAGCAGCTACAACTTGTGCAGGGATTGCTTGGTAAACACCATCAAAGATAGAAATTACGTTAGCAGCAGTAATGCTTGATAAAGGAGCACCACTAATGTAAGTTGAAGCGTTTGCAGCAACAACACCTGAAGCAGCACCGATTAATTTTACAAGACCATCGAAGCGGTTAAGGTTTACATTCACACTTGTAGTGTCGCCAGTCCATAGCGCAGTTTCTAATTGAGCAGCAATAGTTTTAGCTTTCTTTTCGCTATATTCTTGCTCAAAAGGAATAGAGTCATAATAAGAACCTGTAGGTAAAGCCTTTTGTAAATACTTAGCTTCAAGGTCTTTAGGACATAAAGCTTCGTTTACTTTAATTTTACCTGGAGTTACAGTACGTTGAGTAAAAGTTGTAGAACCAGAAGCGTTAAAACCGCAAGAAGCACCATCTTGGAAGATAGCATCAGTTTGCATAATGTTGATTTTTTCGCTTGACTTTACGCCAACCATAACGTTTCCTGCGCTCTTAATAAGAGAAGCAGTTTTTGAACCTAATACAGAAGAAGTAACAAGTAATGCTTCGTTTTCTTTTGTATAGTTTGCTAATGCAGATACATCAAATCCCATTTTATTTTATTTTTATTTGTTTAATAAAGCGTTTCTAAATTTTTCAATCCTATCGTACTTCATAGAGTGAGTTGTTACGTTAGAACCAAAGTTTTGTTTTGGTTGCGCAATAGGTTCAGCGTTAGGTGTCTTAGTAAGTGCTTCTATTAATTCAGCTACTTGACTAAAGCCATTCTTAACTTTTGCCTCTAATTGTGCTACTTGTGTTTTAAGACCTTCGTTTTCAGC